TTTATTTTTAAAACTACACCCTATGAGCATCAGTTAGAGGCACTCCGTAGAAGTTATGACAAAGAAAACTTTGCATACTTCATGGAGATGGGGTGTGGTAAATCAAAAGTTCTTATTGATAACATGGCATGGCTTTATTGGAACACGAAGATAGATACTGCTATTATTGTAGCACCCAAAGGAGTTTATACGAATTGGAAGAACAATGAGATACCAGCACATTTGCATGATGACATATCGTCTAAGGTATATATATGGAAATCCAATCTCAACAAGAAAGAAACGACAGAGTTAAAAAACTCCGTGGGCCATGATGCGAGAGAGAAGTTACGAATACTACTAATCAATGTAGAGGCTTTTGCGACTAAAAAAATTTTCAAGTTCTTGGATACGTTTACACATAGAAGTAATTTTTTAGTTGCTGTTGATGAGTCCACCACAATCAAGAATATCAAAGCGAAGAGAACCAAGGCACTGATAAAATTTGCCGAGAGAGCAAAGTACAAACGGATACTGACTGGGTCTCCGATAACAAAGTCGCCCTTGGATCTATACTCACAGTTTTTATTTTTGGATAAAAAAATTTTGGGGTTTGATTCTTACTGGTCTTTCCAAGGAAGGTATGCAGTCATTAGATCCATGAACGTAGGATCACATTCATTCAACAGAGTTGTGGGGTATAAAAATTTAGATGAATTAAAAGGGAAGATAGCACCATACTCATACCGAATAACAAAAGATGAGGCACTGGATCTGCCACCAAAGATATACACGACAAGACAAGTAGATCTGACCATGGAACAAGAAAGACATTACCAAAGTATCAAGAACAGTTCGGTTGCGCTGCTTGAAAGTGGCGAGATGGTATCTGCTCCCGAAGTTATGACAAGGCTTTTGAGACTCCAACAGTTATTGTGTGGGTATCTTGTAACAGATGATGGAGAGACAATACCTATAGAAAACAATCGGTTGACCGTGCTTCTTGAAGTAGTGGAAGAGATGGAAGGTAAAGTTATTATATGGTCTAGGTTCCGTCATGACATAATGAAAATTTGCACTATACTAAGAGGTTTGTACGGAGAGGATTCTACAGTGTCTTATTTTGGGGACACAAGTATGGCAGATAGAGATGAAGCGATCGCCAGGTTTCAAAACCCGGAAGATCCCACGAGGTTCTTTGTAAGTAATCCACAAACTGGTGGTATGGGTTTGACATTACACGCTGCAAAGAATGTGATTTATTATTCTAACGATTTCAATCTGGAGTCGAGGGTACAATCAGAGGATCGAGCACACAGAGTCGGGCAACATAATCCAGTGTTGTATGTGGACTTGGTAAGTCCAAACACAGTTGACGTTCACATAGTTAAGACACTGGTTAACAAAAATAAATTAGCTAACATAACATTAGGGGAGAGGGTGCTAGAATGGTTAAAAGTATAAATCTAAGTATGGATTATTGCAGAGAGTGTGGTGTGAAGCTGCCGAAGGTAAAGATTAAACGATACATGAAAAGATACTGTAATGATTGCAGATCCACTGGCAACTCTTCTTTGAGAGACATCTATAAAGATATGCAGATGAGAAAGAATGTTAGAACAGAAGATGATGATGAAAATATTATGTTCGAGGACGATCCAAGAGCACAATACGAAGACAATGCAATTTATAGGAGGAAGAGATATGAGTAAGTTAAGAGGCGAGAAAATCGTGGGTAATGCTGGAGAGAGTTTGACAGTATTTAAATTATCAATGATGGGTTATGCGGCATCTTTAGTAAAACAAGATGGTGTTGATATAGCCGTGGTTGGTGGAGAAGGATTGAAGGTAGCACAACGAGTGGAAGTGAAGACAGTTCTACAAAGTGATGATATGGGCAGATATTCTTTCACCATATCAAAAGGTAAAGACAAGAGATGTTACACAAGAAAAGATTGCGACATCATAGCACTGGCTGCACTGGACATAGAGGCTGTGCTATTTTTTCCAGTGGAGTCATTCACAAGTAACAGGTCATTGAGTTTGACCATGAATGATTTTCGTAATCCATCAGATGGAGAAGAAGGTGTGCACTTTCAAATGGCATTGGTATATAGCCAAGACATGCAGGCAGAAATACTGAAGATGGATAAGCTAAAAAAAGAATATAAAATTTATGAGAAAAAATAAGATTTTATGTTTGACATCTTTGAGAAAAAAATGGTAAAACAAAAAAATATAGTACCTCCATACTATATAGTTGTTAATAAGTGCTGGGTAGGTGTTCCTTTCCTCCTACCCACATCTTATATAGGAGTATTGAATGGACACAGATAAATATAAGTCAATAGCAGTTGGTATCGAGACTTGGAAAAAACTCAATGAGTTAGCCAAGGAAGACTACAGAACAGTAGGTGGTACAATAACTATGTTGACCGACAAAGAATACGAGTCTAAGAAAAAACTCGTTGACGAGAGAGTATAGTATCTATACTCTCAAATAACCGCCGAAGGGCATAAACTTTAACGTAGAAGGAGAGAACGATGAGTGATGTGTATTCACTATTCGAGCAAGAGGCTGCTGACCCTCAAGCATTTAATCAAGTCAGAGAAGGCGACACCAAAAGTTTGTCGTCTTTAATCCGTAGATCTGTTGATTTAAATCAAC